ACGCCACGCAGATACCACCGATAAGTCGTGGCCGGACTGAGGGCCACCGTCTGCAGCTCAGTCAGCGACAAGTTCACCTGCCCGGCAGCAGCGTTCACGACAGTGACTGTGAACGTAGATGCAGTTGCGCCCTGCGTGCTGATGCCGCTCGGATTAACAAACGAGACAGCGGTAGCCGTTTCGTAAATTATGGCCGTCCACGTAAACCCCGTCGTGTCAATGTCCAAGTCTGCAAGCATGCCGAACTCATCGCCGGTCGTCAGCGAGATGTTCAGTGTTCCCGGCAATGCGTCGAAGGATTCGGCCATATCGTCACTCTACTCGGTGTGTAAAAATGCTTTTAGAACGGCGGTCTGCCAAAAAGCGGCGCGAAGTTCACCTCGCGGTGGACGCGGCGGTACAGGATGTCGGGGGCGGTGCCCGAGCTTTTAAGCGAGCCGTTGCTGTTCAGGGCAACCGGATTGGAGGACGCGACCCTCTCGCCGCTCTCTGAGTCCACCACGTAGGCCCGCTTCTTCTGGCTTCCCTCGAGGTAGTTGTAGCCAACGTCAGGCAGCATCAGCCGCCAGCCGCTCTGCCTGAACGCGAGCTCTACGGAGACTGACCAATACTTCAACTCAAACCCGTTGATCACCTCGACCTGCTGCTGGCCGCTGATTCCCTGGCACTTCCATTGGTACGGCTGGGCTCCGAGGTAGGCGTCGAGGTTCACGCAGTTGGTGACACTGGCCGCCACGCCAACAGGAAACGCGGCTCGGTTGCCTGAGATCGTGGCACGCAGTTCCGCCTCCTCGGTCATCGCGCCCTCGAAAAAGTCGTATGCCGAGTTGACCAGGGCACGCACGTCGCCGTTGCCGCTGCCGTGGAAGTAGGCCAGGGCCGGGATCGCGGCCCCACCCGTCGAGAAGCTCCAGATGTCTGCACGGGCCAGCGGGTTTGGGTCGCTGTCCTGCGTGCCAATCGCGGGCACGGAGTACGAGTAGGTGACCTCGACGTGGTATCGGTCGAGCTCCGTTACAGCCCCCTCGTTGCAGAGCAGGTAGCCATACTCAGGGTGTGGCGTGCCATGCAGGATGCCGATGGTGTTGAGCACGACTTGCGTACCCACAGGCGCGCTAGTCGTCACGTGGTACTTGATCTCGGCAGTTGGAGACTCTCCGAACTTGTGCGAGAACGTGCGAGGGATGACCTCACGGTATGCGACAATGCTCATCAGGCGGCCCCCACAATGTCGACCACGCCGCCGAGCTTGCCGATCTCGCGGGCAATCTTCTGAAGCTCGGAAAGCTGCTTACGGTATTCGGAGATTGCCGGATCCTCGCGGCCGGTCGCCAGCCGCAGGAACTCGCTTGCGCCTTCGCTTGTCCGCACGTCCGTTGCCTGCACCGTTTGCTGAGATGCTTGCGAAAGAGCGTTGAGCCGATCAGATTCGATCTCTGCGGCCCGCTGGGCGTACTGCTCGTTCAGGTCTCGGATCTTCTCGGCTGTCTTTAGGGCATCCTCAAAGCCAGACCGGATCGCATCGGCAGCCTGCTCGAATGTCTCGGGGTCGATCACCTTGGCGTCGAGGTCGGCCTCCAGCTGGGCCAGTTGCTCTTGGGCTGCGGTGAACGCCTCGGGGGCGAGCTCAAAGTTGACGAAGGAGAACGTCTCGTCGAGCTTGTCGCGTACGGACGCAATTGCCCGCTCGGCGTCTTGCGTGGAGAATCCGAACTGAGCCCCCTCCTCCGCTGCCGCCTGGGCCTGGTCGAGCAGGGCGAGGCGACGGGTTGCGGCCTGTTCTGCCGCAACGTCGCCGCTGGCACGGGCCTCGGCGATTGCCGCCTCGGTCTCTTCGATCTGGCGTGTGATGGCCAGCAGGGTGTCTGCGGCCGTGGCTTGGTCGCCGCCGCCGAGGCCCTGCGCTGTGATGAACGCATCTGCCAGCTTGCGGTCAGCCTCAACGGCTGCAGCTGCGGCACGCTCTGCCGCTGCCGCCCTGTCGTCCTCAGCCTTTGCCAGTTGCTCTAGCGTGTCAATCTGACGCTTGTACTCCTGCTGTACCTTGTCGACCTCTTGAGCCAAGGCGGTTTCGTTCAAGATGCCACGGTCTGCTTGATTCTGAAGTTCACGAATCGCAGCTTGGAAATCAGCAGCCGCCTTGAATCCCGCTGCCCCGAAACGCTCGGCATCATCGGCCGCCGCATTGAGTACCACCTGAGCCTTAGACACAGCATCCTGAATGCCTTTGAAGTCTTGGGCATCCTGTTTGGCTAGTTCGCTGGCAAGCTCCGCCGCCGAAGCGGCAGCACCTTCTGCCGCACCTGCGATGCCGCCGGCTGCCTTTGTCGCTTCGTCTGACGCGAACGCCCACTCAAGCAACGCACCAGCCCCCAGCCCGAAAGCAGTGACGAGCACGCCCACGCCTGTGGAGTTGATGGCTGCACGGATCGACACACCGAGGGCGGCAGTCGCAATTGACGCACCGGCCGCACTTGTCGCGTAGGCAACTGCTGCCGCTGAGGCTGCAGTGAAGAACTTGGCAAGGTTTGCCACTGCACCAATAAGAATCTGCCGGTTGATGAATGCGATGCCAGCACCAACAGATGGCAGTATGCTCCCGCCGAGGGGCTCCAGTATTTGTTGAACGATTCGGAAGCCGCCAGCAATAACATCTGCCGCGAGCAAAGCCGCTTTGCCCAACGCTTGAAATAGATTCCCAAGCGTGTTCATCTCGGGGGCGAGAATGTCACCGATGGCCGATGCAATCTGACTCACGCCTCCGATGAAATCCGCAGCCGCCAGAGCCACGCCTTCGCCAAGCTGAACAAATGGCACCGTGACCTCTTGGCCGAGAGCACGGGCCGCCACGCCTAGTGCATCAATGCCATCGCCAAAGCTGTCAATCCGTGCGCGGTCAATGTCGTTGAGCGCTGCACCGAATCGCTGAATGTCGTCTGCCGCTGGCTTAAGTTGTCGGAAGAACGGCAGCAGGTCCGCCCCGCTCTTGCCGAAGATCTGCATGGCGGCTGCCGTCCGCTTGGCAGGGTCTTCGATGCCCTGCAGCTGCTCGCCCACCAGGCGGACCTGCTCTTCTGGGCTCAGCTTCTCCAAGTCAGAGAACGAGATCCCAAGCCGGCCGAGGGCCTCCGTTGCGGCACGGCTCTCTTCGTCCGCACCAGCAAGCGTTTTCTGTAGCTTGCCGAATGCACTACTCACCGACTCAATCGACACGCCAGAGCGGTTGCCTGCTTCCTCCAGTGTCTGGATGAACTCAAACGAAACGCCCAACTTGTCGGCAGTGTTGCCGAGCTTCTCTACGCGGTCCTCGAGGTCGAGCAGACCGCTGGCCACCGCACTCGCACCAGCACCAAACGCAGCCACCGCAGCCAGGCCGACAGTGAACGGATTCACTAGCCCGGCCACCGAGGCTCCGATGTTGGCCAGCCCGCCCGACAGCCCGGCACCGCCGCCAAAGACCTTGCTGAGCCCCTCACCGGCAGACGCCAGGCCAGACAGCCGTCCTGCCACGTTGCCGATTGGTCCCGGCAAGGCAGACAGCACGCCTGAAAGCTCGTTGAACTTCATCGTGCCGCCGTCGCCAGCACCATCGACGGAGTCCCCGAACTTGTCCGCCGCACCAGCGGCCCTGTCCAACTCCGCTGCGGCCTTAGCCATCGCGGCGGTGTACGTTTCCTGCGATATGCGACCTGCTGCCAAGTGGTCGCCGAGCTCCTGCACCTGGGCGTCGTACTTTTGCTGCGGAGTGAGGTTGGCCTGAGTGATCTGGGCCGCTCGTGCTAGAGCCTTTGCTCTTTCGGTCTCAGCTGCGGCGGCCTCCTCGTTCGCACCGCTGGCCTCTGCTGCAGCACGGGCATAGGTCTCCTCGCTGATCGCACCAGCCGCGAGCAGCTGCCCGAGCCGCTCGAGCTCGGCGGTGCGCCGCTCCTCGGCCGTGGCCACCTGCTCGGTGATCCGTGCCCCCTCGGCAAACGCAGCCGCAGCAGTCTGGGCACTGCGAACGACAGCCTGCAATTCTGCTGCGTACTCCTCGGCGGAGATCTGGCCCGTCTTCAGGGCACTGCCGAGAAAGGCGATGTCGGTGGCGACCTGCTGCTGGGCCGCACCGGCCGCAGCCGTTGAACCCTTGAACGTGTCGAACAGCGACGCCGCAGCCGCAGCCTGCTTGCCGAGGTTCTGTAGCTGGCGATCTACCTGCGACAGCCCCTTGGTCATGCCGTTGGCATTGGCCGAGAACTGCACGCCGAGTCCGATCACCGTAGCCACTAGTCACCTGCCAAGTCTCTTGCCAGCTGTTCCAACGCTTCCTGTATCTGCAGATCGTGCTGCGGTGCTTTCACAACCGGCACGAAGTCTTCCGCCTTTGGCGTCCTGCCCCGTGGGCAGTACGGCGCGAGTGCCGCACTGGCCACAAGGCCCGTCTGCCTCCATGTGTCAGGGAGTGGGTGGAAGTGCCTGTGGATCGCAATCCACTCGGCAAACTCCCGGCTGTCCATTTCCTGACATAACCGCCGAACCGTCATTCCGAGATGCGCCGCCAGACGAAACAGGAAAACTCTCGTCGGGCGGACTGCTAGTTTTTTGCCAACTCCTCCACGTCCTTGTCCGTAAGTGCGTTGTGCTCCATCGCCTTCGCCCACACCCGCGACATCACCTTGGCCGACTTGTTCGCAAACTGCTCAATCTCTGCGTCGGCAAACAGCCGCTGGCCCTTGTCGTCACACAGGCAGCGTGCCAAGAACTTCGTGCGGAAGTTCTCCACGCCCTTGCCCTTGTTGGCCACCCAGTCGTTTTCGTAGCTGTCACGCTCGCCGCATGTCATCACACGAATGAACACGCTGCCGCCCCACTCTTTGACCTTGACCTCGAGAAGGCCCAAGTCGTCCGCTGCCAGAATCTGTTCTTTGGTCAGTGCCATAGGTTCATCCAATCAGGTCGAACGTGAACGTGTAACGCGTCACATCGTTGGCAGCCGCTGTGGCTCCCTTGCCTGTACATACTGCGTTGTATGTCAAGCTGACGCCGCCACCGCTGATACTGAGCGAGCCGTAGGCGCCCCAGTTGAAATTAGTCGGCGCGAGAGCTTCGACGCTCACGCTGCCGCCGCTGGGGGCATACGCGTTGCCGCTGCGATTCACGGGCGTACCGCCGCCGAGCTCCAGCTGCACGCTCGCCAGCTCTGTGATTGCAGAGCCGGCAAACGACACCGTACAGCCTTGCGAGTACGTCGCCACGGAAGCCTCCGTAGCGGACTAGACCCGCGCGACTCGGAAGGTGGCCTGGCCCCGCGTGGCGTCATTGGTCGCCAACGTGACGCTGGACGAACTGACGGTGGCGGCCGCACTCAGAGTCAGCCCGCCAGAGATGACAAGCGTGCCCGTGGCACCGTCGGTGATAGGTGCAGTGCCGAGGTACTCGATGCTGACTTCGCGGCCCGTGTCGGTTGCCGATCCCTTGAGCGGCCGGTCCATCGTCAACACGTTGCTGCCAGCGGACTGGCCGAGGTGCGACACGTCGATAGTGTCGCCGGCCGCCACGTCGGTCATCGAGTAGGTGATGTTCGTGACCGTGTAGCCCGTGCCGCCGAAAGTGAGCGTCGTGCCCTGAGCGTGCGAAGCCATGTGTTAATTCTCCAGCCAAAAGAGGTCGTATGTTTGCCGGACCAGATAGAGCGAGTTTTCCGCTCCGTCGATCTCCACCAAGTCGTCGGCTTCGTCCATCAAGGACGCCTGCCGCACCTCCGTATTGTCGAGAACGCCAGCGAACCCATCCAGAACCCGCCGGCACTTATCTGCTAGGTCTCGTGCCGTCTCGTAGGTGGTGCCGTAGACGTACATCTCCACCGTGACTCGTGGCAGGCCCACTGGGCCACCCATCGCCATCTCGCGGAGAACCCGGGCACGCCGCCAGATGATCAGCGGAAACTGGATCGGAGCCGGCCCGACGTAGCGGAGCGGGTAGATCCGCCCGCTGATCAACGCTTGCACGTCGGCGTTGGCCACGAGGGCATTTCGTAGGATCGCTTCTGGGGATTTCAGCGCCATCAGAACGGCCCCTGTAGTGACTTGATTTGGTCGGCAAGCTCGCGGGCAGCTGCATTGAATGCGGCCGTCATTTCCTCAACCATCATCGACTCGACCCGCTCGCGGGTCTGCTCCCACGCCGACCGCACAGGCGGCCTGCCGTACGAGCCGCCGACCGGCATCTTTCCTGTGGACACCCGTGTGCCGCCCTGCGTGCGGCGGGTACGCTCCTTGGTGCCGAACTCGACGAGCCCCTGGTGGTAGCCGAGCTTCTTGTTGTCGTAGGGCTCGTTCATCTTGCGGCCAGAACGGAAGCCAAGGACGACCAGGCCCACGCCGGTCCTTGGGTAGCGTTTGCTCTTGATCGCAATGGACCGCCGCAGGTTGCCGGTCGGCCCGCGTGGCGTTGCCGACTTAAGGGCCTGGAGCGTGCCGCCCTTTTCGGCAGCACGCCGCAGCCCGGCGGCCATGTGCTTGGCGGCTAGATTTTTTGGCAGGGCCACGAACGCATTGCGGATGCTTTCCAGCCCCGGGATGTTCGTCGTGATACTGATGCCAGTCTGCTCAGCCATTGCGACGCTCCATGCAGATCGCCTCGTGCTCGGTGCGGTTGCCGTGCTCGAGCAGGCTGGAGATCTCAAGCGTGCGGCCACGCCAGGCGAAACGCATCTGGCTGTTAAGGCCGGGCAGGTGCCGCAGCCGCAGCCGGTGCGTCACGGTGGTTTCCTGCTGGCCGGCTGTCAGGGCCTCGCGGGCCGAGACGCCCTCGACGCTGGCCCAGACGGCCGAGGAGTCGGACCACGCCAGCACGGTCTCGCCGAGGGCATTGGTGGTGCCGCTGGCGATCTGGACAGTGACACGCTCGCGTAGGTCGCCGGGTCGGATCATTCCACCACGGTACGCCGAAACTACGGGATACTGGCAGTTTCTGCCTACTCAGCGACAGGCGGCACGAACACGTCGAGCTGCTGGTCGTAGCGGTAGCCAATCCCCGCGTAGACGCCGCGAATGTTTCCGTTGTAGCTAGTCCGCAGGCAGCGTTGCCCCCGCACGTCTGCGTAGTGCGATTCCCAATCGACGCCCTCGTTCTCGTCGCGGCCTACGATCACTTCGGTGACGATGTTCTGCTCGTCGAGGAAAGCGTAGTGCGCCATGATTAGCTCCAAGTGACGGTGCCGGTGCCTGCTGTGATCTGAATTACCGTGTCCGTGCCAACTGTGGTGCGGGTGAATGTCAGGCCAGACGAGAGAGTGATCTGTGCTTGCGAGGCGTTCCAACGGAGGATGACAATGCCAGAGCCACCGGCCCCACCCGCACTGCTTGCCGAACCGTTGCACGCGCCACCTCCGCCGCCACCGCCAGTGTTCGCCAGACCGGCAGACCCAGCAGACGCCACCGCCGATGAACCAGCACCTCCACCAGTCAGCCCGCCAGAGCCAGCCGTAGAAATGCCGACAAAAGAACCCGCACCACCACCCGCACCATAAAAAACAGTTGAGGCAGTGATTGTTGAAGCCCTACCAATCCCGCCACTGCCAGCAGCAGAAGCGGTTGCATCACCGCCAGCAGCGCCAGACCCGCCACCACCGCCGGAAGATGTAATGGAAGCAACTCCAAGCCCTCCAATATTGCCTTGCAAAGATACGACTGAGGCTATCCGACCACTACTGCTGCTGTTTCCCGCTCCGTTAGCACCAGAAGCAGGGTTAGCTGTAGTGTTTGAGGCATGTCCGCCAATTGCAGCAACTGAAGAAAAATTTGAGAAGCTCCCGTTTGTCCCGTTCGCTCCGCCAGCGCCTCCAGCGCCAACTCTAACCTCATAGGACGTACCAATAGTGACACCAAGAGTTTGAATAGCCACACCGCCGCCACCAGCACCCGGCCCGGGGCGGCCATTGTTACTGCCACCGCCACCGCCACCGCCCGCGACGATGAGTGCCTGCACGGCCAGCAACTTCCTCGCATCGGCAGTGCCGCTGAACGGACCCTGCACGGGCGTAGCGATCTGCCCGCCTAGTCCGTAGATGCCTTGATTCACAGGTCGGCCCCGAGAGCGGTGACGTGCGTTGCCTGCGAGACGCTGGTGGTGACTCGGATAGACCACGACGCGGACGGAAGAATCAGGTTGTTGTAGCTAGTGCTGACGCGGGTCTGCTGCACAGTGCTAGAGCCGGTCGCAGCCGCCACAGTGATTTCGTCGAAATGCCAGTACGTTGTGCCGTCATACAGAAACACGCGGACGATAGCCGCCGCGCTCGTCGCCGCCAGCTTCACAACGATTTCAGCAATGCGAGTGCCCGTGCTTGCACCTGTGATGAGCGTGCCCACGTTTGTCGGCGCGGTGTAGCTAGATTCTGCCGTGGCGATGCTGACGGCACCGATGCGAGGCGTCACGGCGAATGCTGGTGATGTAGCCATGTGGTTTCCTTATCGAAAGTTGGCCCAGAGATAGAGATTGTCAGCTGCCGAAGGCGTCGAGGCACCGCCGCTACCACTACCGCCACCCGACACACCGACCTCAACGTAGACCGGCGACTCCCACTGGTAGATGCGAGACGTGTCCTCTGCGAGGTACAGGGCGGAGTCTGAGCCGGTGGCAGGGAAGTTGGCGATAGACGCATAATTGAGCGAGGCGGCTGGGCCTTGTGGGCCTGTGGCTCCCGTAGCACCCGCCGGCCCCTGAGGGCCAGTGGCACCAGTAGCACCAGTCGCACCTGCTGGCCCCTGCGGGCCAGTGGCTCCCGTGTCGCCTGCTGGACCTTGTGGGCCAGTTGCACCCGTAGCTCCCGCAACGCCCTGCGGACCCTGCGGGCCTGTCGGTCCAGCTGGGCCAGCGTCACCCTGGTCGCCCTTCGCCCCGGCGGATCCTGTCGCGCCAGTGGCTCCTGCAGCGCCTGCCGGTCCTTGGATGCCTTGCGGTCCCGTGGCACCTGCAACGCCGGCCGGCCCTTGCGGACCAACGTCGCCTGTGTCGCCCTTAGCTCCAGCTGCACCGGCAACGCCTTGAATGCCTTGCGGTCCTTGTGCCCCAGCTGCACCAGCGGCTCCC